TATAATAGTCTCACTGGTCGGGGCCCCGACCAGTCAACCAACCATAGAGGATAGAGAAATGACAATCGAAACAGCAACACCCAGCAGCGCAGAGACCATCGCCGCATTGTTCGACAACCTGGTAGACGCAGTAGCTGCGCGCGTGCTGGCGCAGCTGAACGACAACCTGGACGCGCGCTTCGCCATGCTATTGGAAAGCGCAGACTTCGAAGACAAGGTCGAGGCTTGCGTGCAAACTGCAGTGGATAACCTGGACCTGGACGACACAGTAATGTCAGCAGTGCAGGACCTCAGCTTCGAGGTGTCAGTCAGCCGATAAAAATAGTTGACACGGGGCCTGGGCCCCGTGCTATAATAGTCCCACTGTGTCAGCCGACACAGTACAACCTAGAAAGGATAGAGAAATGACCAAAGTAATCAGCATCAACGGATCCCGCTTCGCACTGCCCGAGGGCATGACAGCTAAAGACGTCCAGGCCCTGGCCGGATTCCTGGTAACACTGACACCAGTCAGCAGCGAGTATGACTATGACAGCAGCGACTACATGCTGCACCTGGCCAGCCAGGGCAACGAAGTCCGAGTCGACACGGTCCAGCTGGTGGACCGTGCTGCAGCGAAGAAGCAGCACGAAGAGAGCTACACGCGATACAAGGCAAAGCGTGACGCAGAGGCGACAGCCTAACTGATAGGGGCCTAGGCCCCTATCACAGGTCCCTTACGCATGGCTTACGCGCTGCGCGTAAGCCTTTTCCCTTTATTTTTTCCCTCTAATGGTGGTGGCGGGGGTGGGTGGGCCCGCATACCTCTACGCGTACGTATAGCTATGACTTACAGACAGGGGGAGGGCCATAAACACACCCACATCAACAGAGGTCAGGCTTACCTCGATTTCACACCCACAAACAGCCACGAGGACCTGGACCCCCACCCCTGGAAACAGGCCCCCTTGTTTGTGAAAATCAAAAGCCCGGTTAATATTTGCAAAATTCAAAACCTGGCCCCCTATGCATAACTCCTTGCCCAAAGACGTCGAAGAAGAAATGCTGCGCCTGCAATTGCGTATGCAACTGCTCGAGGCGCACGAAAAGTCCACCAATAACTTCCTGGACTTCTGCCGTTTTGTCTGGCCCGAGATGCTCGTTGGGGAACACCATCGCATCATTGCTAAAGCCCTGGACCGCGTAGTCAGTGGCGAGTGCAAACGTCTGATGATCGCCATGCCCCCTCGTCATGGCAAGAGCCAGATGGGCAGCTATCTGTTCCCTGCCTACATCATGGGCAAAAAGCCTGACGCAAAGCTCATTGTTGGCTCGCACACCGCGGACCTCGCTCAGCGCTTCGGTCGCATGATCCGAAACCTCGTGGACGACGAGAAGTACAAAGAGCTCTTCCCTGGCATGACCTTGTCCGTGGACTCCAAGGCTGCTGGTCGGTGGAACACGGCCCAAGGCGGTGAAGCCTTCTTCATTGGTAAGGGCGGCGCGATGACCGGTCGCGGCGGCAACATTGTCATCCTGGACGACATCTTGGACGAACAGGACGCTCTGTCCGAGACTGCGATGGAGAACACGTGGGAGTGGTACACCTCTGGTCCTCGTCAGCGATTGCAACCAGGCGGCGCGATCATTGTGATCAACACCCGTTGGAAGACAGACGACCTGTCTGGCCGTCTGCTCAAGCAGCAAGGCTACCTCAAGTCTGACCAGTGGGAAGTGCTGGAGTTCCCGGCTATTCTGCCGTCCGGCAATCCGCTCTGGCCAGAGTACTGGCCCATCGACGAACTGGAGAAGGTGAAGGTCTCCATTGGTTTGAAGAAGTGGAACGCCCAGTGGCAGCAGCAACCCACGAACGACGAAGGTGCTGTCTTGAAGCGCAACTGGTGGCGCAAGTGGACCAATCCTGAACCCCCGCAGTGTGAGTACATCTTGCAGACCATGGACACGGCGTACTCCAAAAAGGAGAGCGCTGACTTCTCTGTCATTGCAACGTGGGGCGTATTTACTCCCGATATTGATTCGGGCCCGAACCTCATCTTGCTCAACGTCCGCAAGGGCCGTTGGGATTTCCCGGAGCTCAAGAGAGTCGCACGCGACGAGTACCAGTACTGGCGACCCGACAACGTCTTGATCGAGGCCAAGGCCACCGGCACGCCACTCCAGCAGGAACTCCGGCGCATCGGGGTCCCCGTCACGATGTTCTCGCCCGGCGGTCGTCGTCAGAACCAGGACAAGCTCAGCCGCGCCAACGCTGTTGCACCTCTGCTTGAGTCCGGCATGGTTTGGTATCCCGAGGGCATGGAATGCGCAGAAGAGCTTGTTGAAGAGTGCGCTGCTTTTCCGAACGGCAACCACGACGACCAGGTGGACGTGACGACCATGGCGCTGCAACGCTTCCGTCAGGGCAACTTCATTGCCTTGGACACGGACGACCAATCTGACAGCGGATCGGACGAGCAGGCAGAGGTTGAGTATTACTGACATGGGAATTAGAATGACGCATCTCCTCTCACGGACCGCGAACCATGGCCCAAGAACTCATTGACAAAATCCGTGCTGCGGCGCAGGCCAAGGGCATTGATCCTGAAACAGCGCTGCGCATTGCGCGCGCGGAGAGTGGGCTCAAGACAAACGCTACTCCTGGCACGTCCAGCGCGGGTGGTTTGTTTCAGGTAGTGGACAAGACGTGGAAAGAATTTGGCGGCGCGCCGGGCAAGAAGTTTGATCCGGATGAGAACATCCGTGTGGGCACAGACGTCATTGCAAAGAACGTGCAGACGTTAAAGGGATTCCTGCAACGTGACCCCCGGCCCGCGGAAATCTACGCCGCCCACTACTTCGGCCCCACCGGAGCCAAGAGCTTCTTGTCTGCCGACCCGGCCACACCCATCGTGGATATCTTGGGCAAAGCGGCTGTCAAGGCCAATCCCAATTTGCAGGGTAAGAATGTTGGCCAGGTGCTGGCTCAACTGGAAACCAAGATGGGGGGCAAGCCTGCCGCCAATGTTTCACGTGAAACACCCGAGCCTGCTCCAAGCAAAGCGCTCCCGCCTTCCCTGCCCCCAATGGCTGCCGCAGGTGCGGCGACCGTGGCTGCTGCTCCGATGAAGGAACAGGTTGCTTCTCTTGGCCCTGGCTACCAAGCCGCTCTGGCTCTGTCGTTTCTGGCGGATACGGATGAGAAGGAAGACCGGGACGTGGAAAAGGAACCGGGGATCGCGGAGAAGTACTTGGCACAGATGGATGCCGCCCCAAGGCCCGCGGCCCTTGGGGAGTTTGCCGAGATCAAGATCAAGTCCCCCTTTGCTGAACCCCAGCGGCCACAGATGCTGGCTGATGGCGGGGAAGTTTCTGATGAGCCAATGCCTGACGTGGGCAGGCCCACGGTGCAGGAAACGCACATGGCCAAGACCATGTTCCCTGACATGCCTGTTGCTGAAGCGGTGTATCTGCTGCGCGGCGGACAGCGTCAGAGCACCCCTCAGGGGGAAATGCTGATGGGCAACATTGGTGCGATGGTGCCCATGGGCAAGGACGCCAATGCAATGCTGATGCTGGCTGGATCGCGGCCCGAGCGGGAGATGACCGAATCCAAGGCTCTGATGGCAGCGTTCAACAAGCGCGTGGGGGATGAGGGTGGTTTGAATTTGAATGTGGTTCGTCCGCTGGATGCACCGGGTGGGGTTTATGCAGGCGGTCTGTCTGCTTCGTACCCCATGGGCGAAGGCCGGATCAGCGGCAACGTCAATGCTTTGAAACTCCCGGGCCAAGACCCCCGGATTACTGGCTATGGTGTGGGTTACGGCGGGCGCGTCGGCCCCGGCAACCTGTCTGCCATGATCATGAAGCAAAAGGACGGCCCATATTCTGGCCAGGTTGAGTACCGCTTGCCCATCGGACGCTCAGATGGCGGCACGGCAGAGCCAACGGCGGAAGAATTAGCTGCGGCAAGCCGCCCAGCCACTGTCAACCCCAATATTCAACGCCAAGGTGAGGCCGCCAGGAGACTGGCGGCAATGCGGGACGTAAACACCCTGCCTGATCCACGGACCTACGCTGCTGTTTCTGGTTTTTTGGGCCAAGCGCCCGATGAATTGGGCTTTTCTGTCATGCATCCTGACCGGGAAGGCATAAAAAGGGCGGGTCAAGCCGGTTTTGGCGTTGGAACAGCGCTCCAAGTCGCTCCAATTGCTGGCCAAGCGGCCAAAATGCTCGGAAAAATGACCGGAAGTGCGCTGAATGAGCGGATGTTGGCCGGGCAAAGCCTGACACCGGGCTTCAATACCCCCGCCCCCATCAATTTCGCGGTCAAACCCAAGGGCGGCACGTTTGCATACACGCCAGGCGACCCGGACAAGGTCGAACCGGTCAGCAAACTGGGCAAATTGGTCCAAGGCTACGAAACCGAGGCCCGCGATTTGGGTGCAGCGGACGAGCTCATGGCTTTTTTAAGAGCCAAGGCCCCAAAATACTTCACCACCAACTTTGGAACAGCCGGTGACCCGCTTCGCACAGCATTGCGCGAGCGCCGGATTCAACCTTTTGGCAGAGACATCGAAAACATCAAGCCTGAGCTGCTGGATGCGGCAGGGCGGACCGATGATGTCGACAATTTGCAGGCCCGGATAGCTCTGGAAAGGGCGTATGACTACCAAACCGGGATCACCGCAAATGCCATCAAGCCAGAAGGCAGCACATGGCGGTTTACGCCAGACATGAAGGAAAAGATATCCGAGAAAATGGGGCAAGAAGGCGTCACAACTGAGTTTCGCAACCTGCCTTCGGTCAATGCTTTTGCTGTGGACGAGTTTGATTCCTACCCAATCACCACCGAGATGCTGCGCAGGATGTCGGAGAACCCAAGCAAGCTGCCTCCTAACCTTCAGCGTGCGCTGCAAACCGCGGAACCGATGTACGACGCCTTCCCCACAATGGCACTGCTCCAACCAAACAATGTCATTGAAGCGCTGCAGCAAGTCCCAGCCAACAAGCTCAAGAACATGAGTTTCCCCGAGGCTTTGATCCAGGGCACACAAGCTCTGGCCCCGGTCCGCGATTACCTGTCCGCTGTTGCTCTGGCAGAAAAGGGCGCAAAGGTTCCTCGCAAGGCACTGGACATGTTCACCACTCCGGTGGTGGAAGCACCGTCTTTTGGCGGGCAGTGGGTGACGCTGGACAAGTCGGTGGCTGCCAAGATGGAAGGCAAGCTGATGAACCACTCGGTGGGCGACTACAACTCCGGCACCAACTACGGCAGAACGTACACAGGCTTGCCATACGGAGGCAAAAAGGCTTTTGACGAAGGCCTGGTTCGCGTGTACTCTCTACGGGATGCCGAGGGGTTGCCCAAGGTCACGGTCGAGATGGCCAAGTCCGATGGTGGCAAGGGGAACACCTGGAACGTGTCGCAAATTCGCGGTCGTTTTAACTCTGAGCCTTTGCCCGAGACACGGGAAGACATCTTCCGTCTGTTGAATAAAATTGACAGCCAAGACGGCTTGAATGAAGTCAAGCAAAACAGCTACGGCAGACTGCCCACAGGAGAAACCGGACCAGGCACGGTGGTAGAGTGGGGCAAAGAATACGACCTGTGGAAACAATCCGCTGAATAAGGAACAAAAATGCCAATCGAGAAGAACAACGACCTGCCTGCGGGCAATATGGACGTCGAGGTTGAAGATATCGAGACAGAGGACCTGCCCGATATCGAAATCGTATTCGACGAAGAAGGCGGCGTTGATGTGACCATGGGCGCGGAAGAAGACGAGGTGGCGTTTGATGCCAACCTTGCCGAGATTCTCGATCCGGGCGTCTTGCAGCAGATCAGCTCTGAGCTCCTGCCTTTGTTCGAGGCCGACCAGGGTTCGCGCAAGGATTGGGAAGAGCAGTACGGCAAGGGCCTGAAACTTTTGGGCTTTACCTTTGATGAGCGCACCAAGCCGTTCAAAGGCGCAGCCGCGGCCACCCATCCATTGCTGACCGAAGCGATCGTGCAGTTCCAGTCACAGGCATTGAAGGAATTGTTGCCAGCAGAAGGTCCTGTGCGCACACAGGTGCTGGGAAAAGAGACACGCGAGAAGTTGATGCAGGCCGATCGCGTGCGCGACTTCATGAACTACCAAATCACCACGGTGATGGAAGAGTACACCCCTGATTTCGATCAGCTCTTGTTCTACGTGGGCTACGGCGGCTCTGCGTTCAAGAAGGTGTACTACGACGAGGACAAGAAGCGCATGGTCAGCAAGCTGATCCTGCCTGACAACCTGTACATCCCATACAACGGCTCGAGCGTCATGAGCGAGTGTCCTCGCATCACGCACGTTGTGCCGATGACGGTGAACGACTACAACAAGGCTGTCCTGCGTGGTCAATACCTTGACACCGCGCAAGAGCGCAGCACTGCTGACGTTGGCAACAACATCATCCAGAAAGAAACCGACCGCGTCACCAAGCTCACGCCTAACGCGGACGACGAGGAAATGGAATTGTTGGAGTTCCAAGTCGATTGGGACTTGCAGGGCTTTGAGCACACCGACGAGGACGATGAGCCTACCGGTATCAAGCTGCCCTACATCATCACCGTGGACAGAACCTCTGGCTCCACAGTGGGTGTGCGCCGCAACTGGAACGAGGGCGACGAGACCTATCGCCGCAAGCAGTACTACGTGCACTACACGCTCGTGCAGGGCCTGGGCGCGTACGGCTTGGGCTTCTTGCATCTGGTTGGTGGCCTCAGCCAAGCAGCTACTTCCGCATTGCGTCAACTGATCGACGCAGGCACACTGGTCAACCTGCCAGCAGGCTTCAAGGCCAAGGGCGCGCGCATCATGAACGACGATGTGCCGCTGCAGCCAGGCGAGTTCCGCGACATCGATGCGGGTGGCGTGGAGTTGAGCCAGACACTGATGCCGCTGCCGTACAAAGAGCCAAGCCAGACGCTGTTCGCGTTGCTGGGCTTCTGCGCCGACGCAGGCCGCCGCTTGGCCAGCGTCACCGACATGCAAGTGGGCGACAGCAACCAAAACGCTGCTGTGGGCACAACGATCGCTTTGTTGGAAAAGGGTGGACAGGTCATGTCCGCGATCCACAAGCGGTTGCACTACGCACAGAAGATCGAATTTAAGCTGTTGGCCAAGGGCTTCTCGGAGTACCTCCCTGACGAGTACCCATACGACGTGCCCGG